CATCTTCAAGTGCAACAGTAAGTAATGAATTTACTTTAGGCAATAGCAGTATTTCTAACCTTCGCTGTAATGACACATCTATATCTTCACTTTCTGATGCAAGAGATAAAACTAATGTACAAGATATTCCATTAGGACTAGACTTTGTTAATCAGATGCGACCTGTATCTTTTGATTGGAATAGACGAGATGGTTTATATAAAGGTAAAAAAGACTTTGGATTTATTGCACAAGAGTTAAAAGAAATTCAAGATAAAACAGATTATGCTGACCATATAAGATTAGTAAAAGATGAGAATCCTGAAAAATTAGAAGCTGATCCTATGAAAACATACCCTGTTTTAGTAAAAGCAATACAAGAACTCTCTGCAAAAGTAGAAGAATTAGAAAATAAATTACAAGGAAAATAAAATGACTGACAAAATCGCAACAGCAGATGTAAAGACAAAAAAAGAAATAGCTAAAGACTATTCTGCAATGCTAGATTCTGTAAACTTACTTGATAAGATGAGAACTAATCCACCTGTAGATATGACTGACAAAGAAGTAGCAAATTGTATTTCTAGGAATGTAGAGCATCTTGAATTAATGGTAGCTAAAGACTATTGGACAACAGAAGATATGACAACAGTTAATGCAGCAATCGGAGACTAAATAATGAGTGTAGCAATTAACGGAACTAATGGTATTACATATAATGATGGAAGTGTTCAAGCATCTAGTTCAAAAGTTTTACAAGTAGTATCGGTACAACCAGATACAGGTTTAGTTAGCTTTACATCAACCTCTTATGCAGAAGTAGATACTGATTTAAGAGTTGCAATAACACCTAAAGCATCAGATAGCACATTAATAGTTACTTGTAATTTTCTTTTTGGTGGTAATAATGAAAGTCAAATGTGTCAAATAAAACTATATGATATTACAAATACTTCAAATGTTAATACTGCTGCATTAGGTAGTAGAACAGAATCCAATGCTTCAGTTAGATTTAGAGAACATGATGTAAATGATGGAGCTATGATAAATTTACAAGCACAAGTAACTTCTGGTACAACTGTTGCTAGAACTTATGGGGTGTATGCAAAATTAGAATCAGCGGCAACAAGATACTTTTTTGCTAATCCTTCTAATACTGGTGCATTAGGTTATGCAAAACCAGCAATAACAGTTATGGAGATATCAGCATAATGAAAGCAATACATACATTATATCCTCAAGCAGTAAAAACTAAATATAAAAGTGATACTGAAATGTATGCTTGGGATAAAGACGAAAATAAAATTGAATTAGATTTAGATGCTATTAATAACTGGGTAGATCCAGAAGCATATAAACAAGCAAGGCGAGAAGCTTATCCAAGTTTACCTGACCAACTAGATATGAAATACCATGATATTGTAAATGGTACGACAAAATGGAAAGATGCTATTGCAAAAGTAAAAGCAGACTATCCAAAAGAAAATGAATAATGTACGGATTTTCTGCATTTTCACAGAGTCCATACTCTACACTAGGCACTATAACAAAAACAGGTGCTGCACAGATACAAGGTGTAGGCACTCTTACAGCTAGTGCATTAAGAGAAAGAACTGCTGCTGCATCTATTAGTGCAACAGCAACACTTACAGCAGAAGGATTATTAGTTAAGTTTGGTAATGCTAGTATTACAGGCAGAGCCACTGTAACCGCATTAGGTGGTATATTAAATACTGCAACAGCTTCTATTACTGGAACTGCTACTGTTACAGCAAACGCTGTTTATGTAGCATTTGGTAGCGGTGATATAAGTGGTCGTGCAACACTGACAGTTGCTTTATCAGGTTCTATTATTTATGCAGATGCAAGTATCAGTGGGGTGGCTACATTAACTGCTGATGGTTTAAGAATAAGAACAAGTGATGCAAGTATTTCTGGTGCAGCTACACTTACAGCATTAGGTGGATTAGTTGCTTCAGGAAGTGCAAGTATAGAAGGAGTGGCAACATTAACAGCAGCAAGTTCTATTACAAGAAACGCTAATGCTTCTATAAATGGTGTAGGAACAGTAACAGCAATAGGATATTTACTTGGTGAAGAATGGACTGATGTTCCAGTAGAAACAAATACATGGTCAGCAGTATCGGCAGGTAGTAATGTATGGACTGATTCAACAGTAGGAACTAACGATTGGAAACGACAAGGATAAAACATGGCAAAAACTAAAGTATCGCAATGGGACAGTGTTGCAGCAAATAATACTGACATAAACTCAATAAACATAAATGAGGGGTGTCCCCCTAGCACAATCAACAATGCTATTCGTGAAACAATGGCACAAATTAAAGATTGGCAAGATGGATCTAGTGGAGATGGGTGGACTAGCTCTGGCACAGTTACATCTTCTGGAACTCTTGCTGTGACAGGTAATCTTACATTAGATGGTGCATCTGGAACTTCTGGTCAATTTCTAACTTCAGCAGGTACAGGGGTAACACCTACTTGGACATCTGTCTCTTTTCCTACTGCTTTTACTGCTGGTATGATTATGATGTGGTCAGGAACTATAGCTACTATCCCAAGCGGTTGGGTATTATGTGATGGTACTTCTAGCACTCCTGATTTAAGAAACAAATTTGTTATTGGAGCTCATTCTGATAGTGGTGGTGCTGCTAAAACAACAGTAACAGGTTCTTCTACTTTAAGTGGTGGTAGCAAAGATGCTATAGTAGTTAGTCACACTCACACTGCTACAAGTTCTAGTGAAAACGAACACAGTCATACTTATGATAAAGCTGGTGGAGCTGCAAAAGCTGGTGGAGATGTATTTGACCCAAGTGCCCTTACAGGAAATTCATCAACAAGCACAAGCACAGTTGCTGCTCACAATCACACAATAACAGTTAGTAGTGCAGGTAGCTCTGGAACAGATGCTAACTTACCCCCTTACTATGCTTTAGCATACATAATGAAAACTTAATATGACAACTAAAAGATTACAATTTACAGACTGGTTACCAGACCAACCAGCAAATGCAGGTAGCTTAAATGATGCCAAAAATGTATATCCTTTAGGCATTGGTTACGGAGCATTTCCTAGTTCAGTAGATTTTTCTAACTCTGCTAGTGAAACTCTTAACAGTGTTTTTGTAGCAAAATTTGGTGCAGTAGTAGAAGTATTTGCAGGTAGTGCTACAAAAATATATAAACTTAACATTAGCACATTGGCATTAGCAGATGTATCTAAATCAGGTGGTTATAGTGGCACTGGAATTTGGAGATTTGAACAATTTGGAAATGTAGTATTAGCTTGTAATGACAACGCTAAAATACAAGCATGGACTATAGGTTCATCTACTGCATTTGCAGATGTAGCAACAACAGCTCCTATAGCTAAAGATATTGCAATAGTTCGTGATTTTGTTTTTGCAGTAAATCTTAATATAGGCACAAATCCAGATAAAGTTCAATGGTCAGATATTAATGACGAAACTGACTGGGTGTCTGGAGCTACAAGCCAAAGTGACTTTCAAATTATTGCTGATGGTGGTAATGTTCAAGCTATTACAGGTGGTGAGTTTGGTGTCGTGTTGTTAGAAAAATCTGTGGTTCGTTGCTCCTATGTAGGTAGCCCACTTTTCTGGCAATTTGATACTATTTCAAGTGGACTAGGTTGTTTAGAAGGACACTCTGTTGCTAGATATGGAAACATTACTTTCTTTTTGTCAGATGATGGTTGGTATTCTACAGATGGGCAAACAGTAACAAACATAGGATTAGAAAAGATAGATAGGTGGTTTTTTAGTAGAGTAGATTTAACTCAATTAAATACCATAAGTGCTGCTGTAGACCCTGTTAAAAATTTAGTAGTTTGGAATTATGCTGATGTAGATGGCAACAGAAGAATACTTATTTATAATTGGCAATTACAAAAATGGTCAAGAGCAGAAACTACATCAGATTCTGTAGGCACTATTGCTACATTAGGAGAATCATTAGAAAGTTTAGAAACATCACTAGGATATACAAACCTAGATACAATTCCTGCATCATTAGATTCACGATTGTTTATTGGTGGTAAGTTCTTATTTGCAGGTACTAAAGATGACAAAATTGTTACTTTTACAGGAACATCTATAACACCACAACTTATTACAACGGATGTTGAAATTGGCTATAACTCTGTAGCTACATTAGCAAGACCACAAATAGATAATGGCACAGCACAAGTAGCTGTAGCTAGTCGCAGAGAGCTAGATGATACTATTGGATTTAGTGCATTTGTTCCTGCTACATCAGAGGGTAGATGTAATTTAAGAAGTGCAGGTAGGTATCATAGATTTAATGTGCAACCTACAGGTAACTGGACAACAGCTATGGCAGTAGATGTAGATGTAAAACCACAAGGCAATAGATAATGCCCAGAATGTATCGTACACTTCCGTATCAAGGTGGTGACCCTAGAGCTGTAGCAGAAGTAGTTAATAACGCTATGAACGGAAAGACTAATAATAGTGGTACTTTTACTTTAGCAACATCAGCAACAGAAACTACAGTCAGTAATGAAAGAGCAGGTTTTGATTCAGTTATTGTATTATCACCAAGAACTGCAAATGCAGCAGCAGAATCAGATCATACATTTATTAAAACAAAAGCAAAAGGTAGTTTTGTAATAGGGCATAGAAATACATCTCATACTGATGTAACATATGATTATATCATTGTTGGATAAATTCTATGAAACTTTATGTAGTGCCTACGAATCAAGTGCAAAGATTTTGGTATCTTGCAGAACCTTTATTACAAAAAGCTTTAGACAAAGGTAACAACGAATTTACAGCAGACCAACTAAAACTGCTAGTTACACAAGGTCAGCAACAATTACTATTAGTAATGAAAGAAGATAGGTGTTATGTAGCTGTTACTGTTCAATGGATTAACTATCCTAACGACAGAGTGGCTTATATAACTTATATAGGTGGTAAAAACACAAAGGCAGGGTTTGAGCAATTTAAACAGTGGGTCAAACATAATGGTGGAACTGCAATACAGGGGTCTACTAAATTTGAGAGTATAGCTAGATTATGGAACAAGCTATATGGTTACGAAAAAAAATATCAATTAATGGAGTTGAAATTAGAATGATTAAGTTAAAAATATGGTTATATAACTGGTTAGCAAAAGATTTAGGCAAACTAGGTAGAGAGGGAGATACTGAACTTGCTCATGTTAATACATGGGAAGCTAATCTTTTAAAAGCACATGGTGGTTCAGGCACAATTAACCCTGTTACTGGATTGCGTGAATATAAAGGTGGTGGTGGACAAACACAAAACACTACACAAAATATTGACCCTGCTATTTTGCCATACATAACTTATGGTTTAGATGAAGCACAAAATCTTTATCAAGCTGATTCTCCAGAATATTATCCAGATGCAACTTATGTTCCAGCATCAGAATCTACAACAGATGCTTTAAGAATGGCTAGTAATAGAGCTACAACTGGCAGTCCATTAGTACCAGCAGCTCAAACTCAAGCATTAAGTACAATACAAGGCGACAGACTATCAGCAGGTAATCCATATTTTTCTGCAATGATGGCAAGTGCAGCAACTCCTGCTGTAAATGAATTTAATAAAGCTATTAGAGATATTGGTAGCAGAACAGCAGCTTCTGGTAGATATGGTTCAGGTGCTATGGGTGAAATGGAATCACAAGCATCAGAAAACCTAGCAAATTCTTTAACTAACAGAGCAGCAGAATTAGCTTACAGTAACTTTGGTGCAGAAAGAGCAAGACAAGATGCAGCTATTGCACAAGCTCCACAAATGGCAGCAGCAGATTATTCAGATATACAACAGCTTATGAATGTAGGGCAACAACAAGAAGATTATTCAAGACAAGCATTACAATCTGATATTGGTAGATTTGAGTTTGAACAAAACAAACCTTACACTAAATTACAATCTTACTTATCAGCTGCATATGGTGCTCCAGCACCTGTCAATCAAACTACAACTTCATCAGGTGGGGGTAAGTAATGGCAATGATACCTTACATGGCAGCAGGTTATGTTGCTGACAGGGCAATGGGTGGTAATGGAATGACTGGTCTTGCTATTGGTACTGGTGTAGGAGGTTTTGGAACAGGAACTTTTGCAGGAGCATTAGGCACTGGAGCAGGAACAACTACTGGAGCTATGACAACAGCAGCAGCAACAGAAGCAGCAGCTAGTACAACACCATTATTATTTTCAGCACCAGCATCAGCAGGTGGTAGTGGTTTAGGAGCAGTTAGCACAGGATTAGGTGGCACAGGAACTTTAGGTTCTGTAAACCCTTTAACTACAGGTGGCTTTAGTGAAAGCATATCTCCATTTACACCATTAGGTGGAGCAGGTGTAGGAGGTAATGTAGGGTTTTTTGGTCAACCTATATCTAATCAAGTTATGAATTCTGCACTTACAGGTGAAAAAGGATTGCTTGGCTATGGTTTAGAAAATACTATGATCGGAGATGGATTTAATTCTTTAACAGGAACTATTAATGATGGCTATGAAAATATGTCATTTATGGATAAAGTAGGTACAGCTCAACTAGGTGGTCAAGTTATAGATGCAACCAATCAACCTCCACCACAATTACAAGTTCGCTCACCTCAATCCAAACCTGCTAAAGAACCTACAGTTGGCAATCCTTTAGCAATAAATATACAAGAACCTAATACAACTCTTTACAAAGACCCAAAAAAATTATACGAGGAAAGATATGGCTATTAATTTAGATGAAATATTAAACTATATAAATCCAGAACCTAGATATGCAGGAAAATTAGAAGATTTAGGATTGCTTGAAGCAGGTGATTTAGAATCTGCTAGAAAACAATCTGTATTTCAAGGTCTGTTAGGTGCAGGTCTAGGCTACCTAGCTCAACCAAAAAATCAAGGGTATGGTTCAATAGCTCCTTATTTAGCAAAATCTGGTATACAAGGATTGCAATTTATGAAGTCTCCTTACGAGCAATTAACTAAAGATGCTTTTATGAATCAAAAATTAAAAGAAGTTAAAAAGCAAAATGATATAGAAGATATTTTATCAAAAGGATTATACACAGAAACAAAAACTGGTGGGCAAGAAAGACCATACAAACCTATTACAAAACAAGTAATGTCTCCTACTGGCTTAATAGATGAAAAAGTTGCTCCAGACTTTACTCCAATTAAGACAACACCAGAAAAAACTGAATATGATTTTAATTTAGGCTCTATACAAGAGTTAGTTAAAAAGGGTGCTATTCCAGAAGCTACAGCACTTATGAATTTAGAAAAAGCTAGGACAGCTATGTTAAAATCTGTAGGTAGAGGAATGATGTTATCAGATGCACAAGCAACATCTATTGGATTACAAACAGATAGAAAACAAAAGTATTTTTTAAATGATAAAGGTAAACCTGAATTAATAGCAGGTCAAATAATTCCTTTTGATCAAATTAATAAATCAAAATACGAAAGAGTATCTGATTCATCTGGTACATACTATATACCTAAAAACCCTACTAGTGGTCTTAAAACTTTAAAAGATGTTGGTGGTGGTCAATATATAGAAGATGTATATAAAAAATCTCAAAGTCCATACATTGCTACTAAAGCAGAGCTTGAACCAATAGCTATTGCATTATCAGACAAATATAATATACCTGTAAAAGAAGCATATGTTGTTGCAAATACAGTTTTACCTAATGCACGAATGTGGGCACAAAATAATCCAGATTCAAAAGTAACTATAAATGATAAAGCAATGTCTTTAGTTCCACAACTTTATAATCTTAATCAAGATAAATGGTGGGGTACTAATGCTAATTTTGGTAAAGCAGATATAGAACCTAAACAACAATATAATGTTGGAACAATATTAACAGATAGCAAAGGTACTAAAGCTATCATTACAGGTTACAATACTGAAACTCAACAACCTATATATCAAGTAATAAAATAATAGGAACATAATAAAAATGCCTTTTGATATTAGCACAGCTAAAATTGTAGAAGAACCAGAAGAATCTAATGACTTTGATATTACTACTGCTAAAGTTGTAGAAGATTTAAATGAAGGTGAAAATGTCTTTGACATTTCTACTGCTAAAGTTTTAGAAGAAAATGAATTAGATATTGGTTTGGCAGGTAACATACAACCTAATGATAGCAATTCACTAGAGTCTTTTGCTTATGGATTTGAAAAAGGTGGTAGTGATGTAACCTTTATTAAACAAATGGTAAATGCTGCATTTCCTAGACTTCCTTATACCAAGCGTAACATAGGTGGTAAAGATGTTTATATGTCTAATGACTTAAATGTTTTTACAGGTACTAATGAAGAAGCAGAAGAAGCTAATAAAAAAGCACAAGAAATTATTGATCTTGAAACTTATGATGAAAGAAGAAGTAA